TGGACTCATGGGCCGTTCGGTCTTGCAGGACATGCGCGAAGCCATCGGTGGAGCGATCGCAACGCAGGATCACGCGAACAGTCTCTGGTCTCGAGACGCGACGCCATCGGTTGTCCTGAAACACAAAAACACGCTGAGCGAGAAAGCGCGCAAGAACCTCGAGCACACCTGGGAAGAGACGTATGGACGTACGTCTGAAAAGAAGCGGGTGGCAGTGATTGAGGAGGGCATGGAGATTGAGCGCCTCTCCCTGAGCCCTGAAGACGGCCAATTCCTCGAGACGCGCAAGTTCTCACGGTCTGAAATCGCCGGCGCGTTCCACGTGCCGCCCCACATGATCGGCGATACCGAGAAAAGCACGTCGTGGGGAACAGGGATCGAGCAACAGCAGATCGGATTCGTCGTTTTCACGATGATGCCTGACCTGTCGTTGTGGGAGCAGCGGCTCACCCGAGAGTTGATCCGCGCGCCCGAGCGTTTCTTCATTGAGTTCTCGGTGCAGGGCATGTTGCGTGGCGATCAGGCCGCGCGTGGTCAGTTCTATCGTGTGATGCGTGAGGTCGGCGCGTACAGCGCCAATGACATTCGCGCCTTCGAAAACATGAATCCCGTCGATGGCGGCGACGACTATCTCAGACCGACCAATCTACAGCCGCTGGCGTTGGTGCCAGGCAGCGGGAGCGGATCCAATGCGAACTGAACGACTGGTCGTCGCGTTCGAGGTCAAGACCATCGGTGACGGCGAAACGCGCACGTTCGAGGGCTATGGCTCTGTTTTCGGTGTACTGGATAGCTACGCCGACATCGTGGCACCGGGCGCATTCAAACGGTCGTTGAAAGAACACAGGGCGTCAGGCCGTATGCCGGCGCTGCTGTGGCAGCACGACACATCTGCGCCGATCGGCGTCTACGAGCAAATGTCCGAAGATGAAACCGGACTGTACGTCAAAGGACGTTTGTCCGACACGCAGCTTGGACGCGAAGCCTACACGCTGCTCAAAGACGGTGCTTTGTCTGGCCTGAGCATTGGCTTCACGACGCGCAAATCAAAAATCGACAACGAGTCTGGCGTTCGGACGCTGACCGATGTCCAGTTATGGGAAACAAGCCTCGTGACGTTTCCGGCGAATGACGCGGCGCGAGTCACTGGCGTGAAGCAGAACGGCGAGTTACCCACCGAACGGGAGTTCGAGCGGTGGTTGCGCCGGGAGGGCGCATTCACCGAAGCAGAAGCCAAAACCATCATCGCAAAGGGCTATCGACAGGTGCGGCGGGAGGCCATGCCATCTGAAGAAGTCTGCGGAGACCTCGTCGAAGCGATCCGTCGCTTTGGCGCAATCGCCACAGGAGATCAGAGACATGGAACTTCATGAAGTCAAAGCCGCGCTTGACGAGGCCGGCCGACTGTTCAAAGGACAGTTCGAAGACGTCAACGCCAAGATCAAGGCGCTCGAAGCCAAGGGCGCCGGTGTCGACCCCCTGCTGCTCGAAACACGCGACAAGTTGAACCGCGCGATCGAGGACGCATCAGCCAAGAACGATCAGTTCATCGCCATGCAGGCGACCGTCGGTCGTCTCGAGAAGATGGGTGTGCCGAGCGCGAAGGACGGCGACCGTGACATCGACGCTGAGACGCGCCTCTTCAACATCGAGCGCCGTTCGGTGGCCGCCTCGAAGGGCACTACGGTGATCGATGCGACCGTGGACGAATACAAGGCCTACGGTGCCGCCTTCGGCCGCTACCTGCGGGTCGGTGAGAAGGGGTTGAAACCGGAGGAAGCCCGCGCGCTGTCGGTGGGCACTGATTCTTCGGGTGGTTACCTGGTGAGTCCTGACAAGAGCGGTCAGATCATCACGAAGATCTTCGAGACGTCCGACGTGCGCCGCTACGCGTCCGTGCAGATGATCTCCACCGATGCGTTCGAGGGCATGTCGGATCTCGACGAAGCATCGGGCGGATGGGTGTCCGAACTGGGCACGCGTTCGGATTCCACCACACCGGCGGTGCCGACGCCGTGGCGCATCCCTGTCCACGAATGGTACTCGCAGCCGAAGGCCAGTCAGAAGCTGGTCAACGACGCGAGCATCGACGTCGCCGCCTGGCTGAACGGCAAGGTTGCAGACAAGGGCAGCCGTGTTCAGAACGCCGCGTTCGTGACCGGCAGTGGTGTCGGTCAACCGCGTGGTTTCGCGAGCTACACGACGTCGACAACCTACGCGTGGGGCACGCCCGAGCACGTAGGCACGGGTACCTCTGGTGGGTGGGGCACGGATCCGAACGGCATCCAGAAGCTGAATTCGCTGATGAGCCTGCTCAAGGACACGTACGTGCCGCGCTCGAACTTCTTCATGAACCGCATGACGAAGTTCAGCATCCGGAATCTCACCGATGCATCAGCGGCTGGCAAGTTCGTCTTCATCCCGTCGTTCGTGGCGGGTGTGCCTGACATGCTGCTCGGCGCGCCGATCGTCGTGTTCCAGGACATGGCGTCCTACAGCACGGCCTCCGCGCTGGCCGTGGCCTACGGCAACATGTCCCGCTACTACCAGATCGTCGACCGCCAGGGCATCTCGGTGCTGGTCGATCCCTACACCTCGAAGCCGTACGTCGTGTTCTACACGACGGCGCGGGTCGGCGGCGATGTCGTCGACTTCGAGGCGATGAAGTTCCTGAAGTTCGCCTGATAGGCGCGAAGAGACAAGGGAGAACAACGAAGATGCGCGATGAACTGTCCTGCAAGCGTATTCGACCGCTGATTGCGCCTGGCGCGGCGGTGACCGACACCACGGCGACCGTGTCGTCGATCATCGACTGTCAGGGGTATGACGCGGTCACCCTCGCATTCGTGACCGGCACACTGTCGGACGCCGACGCGACCTTCACGGCTTTGCTCGAGGAGGGAGACAACTCTGCCCTCTCCGACAATGCCGCGGTCGCCGACGCCGACATGGTCTCAATGACGGCTGGCACCGCGCCGGAAGCGGCGGCCAGCTACACGTTCGCTGACGATGGAGAGACCAGGGCGATCGGGTACCTGGGCACCAAGCGGTACATCCGCCTGACGCTCACGCCGGCCGCCAACACCGGCAATCACTACGTGGCTGGTGTGGCGATCCTCGAGAAGAAGTCGCCCGGCGTCAACCAGCTCGCAGCGTCGGCCAACTAACACCGACATGCGAATCAGGATGACGGTCGCTCAATTCTGGCAGCACGCCGGCGTTGAGCGACCGCTGTCCTCCGGCATGGAATATGACGTGCCGGAGGCAATCGGGCGCTGGTTGATGCATTGCGGGTTTGCCGTCGTCGCGGCAGGCCCCGTCGAGACGAAACCTGTGCAGCCGCTTGAGACGAAGCGAGGACGCCGTGAACGACACCAGCTGGACGCGCACCACTGATCCCACCGAACTGGTGGTCAGTGTCGACGACGTCCGGGCCGGTCAGGCTCGGCTGACCCACACCGACGAAGACCAGCTGTGGCGATCGTTCTTGGAGACCGCCATCGATGCGGCCGAAGAGTATCTGGGCCGCGGGCTGCTGACTCAGACGTACACGCTCTGGGTAGAGGACTGGGCGAGCGAAATTCCGCTGCCGATGGCGGCCCCGCTGCAGTCCGTGGATTCCGTGCACTACTACAACGCTGGCGGCACACTGACCGCGTTGTCCTCGAGCTACTACATCGAGGACGCCTCGAGGGAGCCAGCGCAATGGCTCAGGGCTCCGTCGACCACGCTGCCGGCATTACAGGCCGATCGCCGTGGGGGCCGGGTGCGGATCGTCTACACCGTCGGCTGGGCATCGCCCCAGCTGGTGCCTGAGCGGATTCGTCAAGGTATCCGGATTTACGCGACCGGTCTCGATGACGCGCGGAACGGTGTCGACATCGATTTCAAGACCGTTGAGCGCGTGGCCCAAACGTGTTGGGGCGCGCGCGTCTTCGTGCCGCCTGTGGAGTGCGCATGAACGCGTCGCGACGAGGTAATCGTGTATCGCTCTCGAACGCGCCGCAGACGTCTGGAGATGCAGACGGCTTCTTTGCAGACTGCGACCCGTTTGAGGTCTGGGCGTCGATTGAGCCCGTCGCACCGATCTCGGCTGACAGCATCCGTGTGCAGGGGCATTTCGTGACGATTCCCTACCACCCGCAAGTGACGATTGACACACGCGTGTTGTATGGCACACGTGAACTCTTCGTCAAGGGTGTGCAGAACGTCAACGAGAAGAATCGGGAGATGCGCTTGTACTGCGAGGAAGCCGTATGAGCGCGCGTGTGTCGTGGAGCGGATTGGACGAACTCCGGCGTGCGCTGAACGCCTTGCCGCAAGACTTGGCGCGAGAGGCGCACGCGATTGTGGTCGCGCACGCCACGGGTGCTGAGCACGACATCGAAGTGGGATACCCAGAAGGGCCGTCAGGCAATCTGCGCGCACGCGTCTCGACCTCGATTGAGGGCGCGCGCGCTGGTACCACAGCGATTGTGCGGTCTCGTGCGCCGCACGCCGGCATCTTCGAAAAGGGCACGCGTCGTCGTCGAACGAATCGCGGGTGGAACCGAGGGGCGATGCCTCAGCCGCCTGTCTCGCAGCGCATGGTGCCGAAGGCGATTGCGTGGCGTGAGCGCATGTATCGATCGCTGCTGATGATGTGTGAGCGGCACGGATTGGTCGTGAGCCGATGACCCGCGAAGAAGCCGTGGCGCTGCTCATTGAGTACATGTCTCGGCAGTGGTTGCCTCCCGCTGTGAAGGATGCCTACGACCTGGTGCGGAGTGAACAGAAGTGACGCCGTTTCTCACGCTCTACACGCCATACTTCAAGCGTCCACACGGGCTGCTGCGCAACTTTGCGAGCGTGCAGGGTCAGACCATCGCGGCTGAGATCGAACAGCTTGTGATTCCTGACCATGTCGGGATCGGCATCGCCGGGATGTATGCGCGCGTGCCGCTGTACGTGGATGCGGTCCACGGCCAGTACGTCGCGTTCCTCTGCGACGATGACATCCTGGCTGGTCCCGATGTCGTCGATCGGCTGAAAGCCGCAGCCGAGTCGGAAGGCTTTCCGCCTGTCTTGCTGGTGCAGACGTGCAAGGGTGGCCACGTGTGGCCGGCCGGAGCGTGGTGGCCGCCTCGTCTTGCACAGATCGATTTGAACTGCCTCATTGTGCGTGCCGACATCTGGAAAGCGCACGCGTCTGACTACGGCCACAGTTACGAAGGTGACTTCGCGTTTGCTGAAGCGCTCTACAAGGCAGGGCATTACACCGCGCCTGTTGACCTGCTGTTCTCCATTGGCGCCGTGAGCCGTGGCGCGGCGGAGGCGGCGTGACGTTCATCGCGCCACGCGCAAAGGCGCTGCGGCACATCGGTCGTCTCTCGGCCTGGGACATCGGTCTGAAGCCGGCTCCGGTCACGGTTGAATGGGATCTGTCGAACCGGTGCGTCTTGGGCTGCCAAGACTGCCACTTCGCCCACACGCATGTGCGCGGGCCATGGTCGATCCGTCCTCGCACGCTGCCGATGGCCTTCGAGTCGACTGGCGATCTGGCTGACACCTGGCTCGTCATGCGGACGCTGGTCGCCCTGCGAGACGAGGGCGTGCGGTCGATCGTGTGGAGCGGCGGCGGCGAACCGACGACGCATCCTGACTGGCTGAAGATCATCGAATACGCGGCCTGGCTCGGCTTTGAGCAGGGCATGTACACGCTCGGTGGCTTGCTGACCGACGACACGGCGACGCGGCTGGCGAAGGCGGCATCGTGGGTCGTGGTCTCGCTCGACGCGCTTGATGCGCAGACCTACGCGGCTGAAAAGGGTGTGATGCCGACTCGGTTTGAGTCGGCCTGCCACGGTGTGACGCGGCTGATCGGGCATACGGCGACGGTTGGCGTGTCCTTCCTACTGCATGAGAAGAACTGGTCGCAGGCCGAAGACATGCGCACGCTGGCGCGGTCGCTCGGCGCGACGTACGCCACGTTTCGCCCGGCGATTCGAACATCTGCCGATGCGCCTGGTGTCGTGCTCGGCGACCGATCATGGGTGGCGCGCGCGCTGGATCCGAGATTCCCAACCGCGTTGCAGCGCGTTGCCGAGTACGACGATGTCGAGGTTGATCTGGACCGTTTCCGGGCCTATGCGGACTGGGCCGACCACGGCTACACGCAGTGCCACGGCATTCAACTGAACACCACGATTACACCGGATGGTCGCGTGTGGATCTGTCCGCAGCGTCGAGGGGTCTCTGCGCTCGGAGATCTGCGCACGGAATCGTTCGCTGAGATTTGGGCGCGGCATCCACGCACGTTCACCGTGGACGCGGGCTGTCGCGCGATGTGCCGGTTGCATCCAGTCAACGAGGTGTTGGCCTCGCTACAGACGCCACAGGCGCATGAGGCATTCATCTGATGCGCGTGCAACTGCTACACCCCGGTTCGTCGTGGAGCACGGCTGACGTCTACGACGGACTGTCGTACGGGCTCCGGTCACTCGGGGTCGACGTCAAGCCGTACCGTCTCGACGCCAGAATAGAAGTCTCTGGCAAAGCCCTGCATGCCATGTGGCGGATGAAGCGCCGGAGCGATAAGACGCTGCAGAAGCCGAATCAGGCCGACATCGCCTATCACGCCGGATGCGATGCGCTGGCCATGGCGTTGCGGGACCAAGTCGATGCCGTCGTTGTGGTCTCTGGCATGTTCCTGCATCCCGACGTACTGATTCTGATGCGTCGGGCTGGGCTCAAAACGTTCGTGCTCTTCACAGAGTCTCCCTACGACATCGAGCGTGAACAGCGGATGGCGCGGCTGGTTGACGGCGTGTGGACGAACGAGCGGTCGTCCGTGGGCTATCTGCGCGACGCGAATCCCTGCGCGGGCTA